TGGATTAACTATGAGTGTCGCTATACAGATTCTCCGCTAAGATAGTTAGTCAAGATAAAAGAGAGAGTGATGTTTGTTGTCTCGTTTATCGGCCGGCACCTCCCGGTGCGGTGCAAGCCCAAGTAGTTGGTCTCCTGTCATTTCTGACATGAAACGTTCTGCTTCAAATTGCTCTTCAGGTGTTATACCAAAGGCAAGACTAAAATCTTCGCGCGCTTGATCTGTAATAACAGATGGCTCCGCAATCCAAGGGTCGGTTTCCCCTCCCAACCGGTAAAGGTAAGAACGAGGAAGTTCACTCAGTAACGTAGGATGCGCCCTCCTGAGTAAGAGCGCAAACTCCTGCAGTATAGGAACTCCGCTGTTGAGTGCCATGTGACACTGTCCAACGGTAGCTACATATGCGGCTCGAAAAGAAGGTGACCAAACCTTAGGGTGTGTGAGTGCTTTTCCCATTGTTCTGCCTGGTTTAAGAATCATTTTGCGTTTTCCACCGATTCGAATCGGCTTACAACCACAAAGTTCAACTTCTTCCAAGTTGCGGGCAACACTTTCGATTTTGAGCTCATGACCGTAGGTTCTAAACAGTCTCGGCAGACTGAATTGGACTACATCGGCTATGTCTTCCTCTACTAAGAGGCAACAATCATCACCATCATCAGCTATGTCCCATTGGCTCGGTTTCGCTCCTATGAGCTTCATTGCATCTGCAACCATGAGGATCATTAGGACGCAATTTCCTAATGCTGTATTCATGTCGCCACTCATTCGGCGACCTTCTGTCTCGTATTTGACCCCAGATTTAGTAAAGCACTTATTATGAAGTTGCCAAGACAATACCTGTTGCAAATATTTAGATTGAAACACTCTGTTATAAACAAGGTGCTCCACCTCCAGCAATTTGCGTGAGCAATGCCCATCAAACCTCGAGCAGTCGAGTGCTAACTGTACTGGCCGTTTGAACCGTGACCATTTGCTTTCAATGAGAGCGGCGCGGGCCTCTTGGTTGAGACCTTTGACAACGACTCTGCCGGGTGGGAGGATACTTGCTAGGCGACCAACGCCTCTCAATTCATATAGATCGTGCTCGATTGCTTTTAAGTAATTACCGAGCTCTATATTATATCTCGCGCCACGAGCCTGAATCATCCTCGGATCCTTTCCAGGATCAACAAGTCGCTCCAACTTGACAAATGCTTGGATGTAACTGTCTTTACGACACAACGGGATTGTCTCCAGAGTTGCCTGTGCATCCTTATAACGCTGCAGCTTCCTGCCTGCGAAATTAGATGTCCAATCTGCAAAGCTCAGGGGCTGTCGCCTACCGAAATGATCGGCAAGCTTTATGGCCAGCCCCTTGAGCCTCTTGATTGCTTGGTCCTCTGGTTTAATCCAATTACAAACTACACGGTTAGTGCAAGCCAAGAGTTGATTACACTGACAGTCATTATGGACATAGTACTGATCT